CTCTTCTCTATGTGTAGTAATCCCAAGGTACGTCGAGATTCGTACGTTTCCGCTACGGAGCCCCGAGGGGCTTGCAGCCGGCAATACGTACAAGTTCTGACCCCCCCTGGACCCTACACAACTTCTCCCTGTTCGGCATCCTTGAGCGAGATGTCCGACATGGATACCCACCTAGACCGCGTTCGCAGTCTAGGTCTCTGTGCTACGCCTGAGGTCCATTTAGCAAATGGGTCAGGGCGCTCAGTAAAATACTGTAGTAGCGCAGAGTCGTCCGAAACCTGCACCTTGTGCTGCGTCGCTATAAGTGACGCCACACAAAGCTCCTCTCGCTGCAACCATCTGTTCCAACGCCGTCGCAAGCGTCGGTTCAGTAGGCCAGAGCGAGACTGTAGGCCAAGGACCCCAGATCGCTGTTCTACCATTGGAATATTCCATGGTAGCGTCGACGCTACATACCTGGCGGTATGCAACATAAACTTCTTGTAGAAGTTATTGCTGCATTCGACAGACGTAGCTAGCGATTCTGGCTTGCCGTCGTACGGTGACTTCCAGTACGCAGGGGTTACGACAGTCCCTGCAAAGGAATCAACGCCGCATGACTCTCTGAACCTCCCGGTCCAGAAAGACTTGCGATCGTTGACCTTGAAATGAAACATTTCAAGGGCTCGTACAAACAGCTCCCGACTGTCAACGGGGATGACTACGTCATCACCGAAGACGGCCACCTCTCTTGCGAGTGCTAGGACATTCTTAGTTGTCGCCTGAAGCTTACGTGTTGTTAACACGCTCGCTATGGCTATTACCAAGAAGCCGAGTGACTCCACAGGAAAGGTGCAGGCGTTGCCCATCGTGGAAAATTTCCTGAGCTCAACAAATTCAGGAACCTTGCGGTTCAAGTTTTGTTGAACTCGATGGGTGCGTGACGCTCGTAGGGCCCTCAGCAAATTCGGATTGCTCCGAAAAAGCTGACCTACGAAGTGACAGGTGACTCGGTCGCTTGCCGCAGACAAGTCTACGGTAGCCAACGAGCCATCCAACGATCCACGTATGCAAAGATCCTGGTTAAGAGTTTGATCGCGGAAGCGAATAAACTCATTAATCCAGGTAACCTTGCAACGTCGCCCAAAGTAATGCCAGACATTTTGCTGGCACCATTGGTGCGCGCTCGGCTCCGCGGCAATAAGCCGTGGTTTCGAGTAGGACTTTGGTACAGCCACCATTCTAGAATAAGGCTGGTCCCTTGCGGAACCTCCATCTCCCTGAATGGTATCGTACCTGTCTGCCCAGACGCAAAAACTATGGAAACCATAGTCTGCGACTGGGAACACGCTTTCCAGACGATCTGGCCAGTCCTTCCACGAGTACTTGTTGGAAGGCCCAGTGACCTCTGAAACAGCGCCTGGTCCGTGTCTGAACCTCCATTGCCCTGGATCATAAGATCCGAGAGCGGAGGTAACAAGATTCGATACTCGATCGAATCTTGCCAAGAGGGTGGACATGACACTACGCTCACGCGCAGAGTCAGGTAGACGAGTTGAGTAGACCTGCGAGGTACAACTTCCGTTGTAAGTCTCTTGGATCGCCTCATCACTCGTACTCCCTTCGTCTTTCCAGAAGTCGTCGACTTCAGGTAGCGATATGTCCACTTCGTAGAACTCGAGAACTTCGTTCTCGATCTTCTCCGGGCTGCAAGGCCAAGTAGCCTTCTTAGCGGCAAATAAAATTTGTCGCAGGAAGTAAACTGCTTGGTGATCGCAGTCCTCTTTCAGAGAACCGGTCTCATCAAAAACGAGTAAGTAGAGTCCCCGAAGAAACTTCGGAATCACTACTCTATTCGAGTACCTCTTTGTAAGGGGTAACCCGGATAGCTTGTACTCGCCGTTTGATAAACATCTATCCAGATGTTTACCAACTGCTGGGAGGTCTTCGAGATAAACTCGAATTCCTCTTCGCTCAACGAGACCTTGGAGACGGGCGAGATCTTTCTCGAACTCCGCCCCCAGCGTCGGGTACGCGTACAAGGCATCTGCGAAGATAGCCAGGTACACGTTGCTCAATTCCCTAACATGGCATTTAGACATTGCAGAAATCAACTTTCTGTATATGTCCCATGCTGTCAGGGTCCACGCTCTAACCAACCAGAAGTCTGCGAAAGGTGGCGTTGACAACGAGTCAACGGCTAACCTAAGGGTGTTCCGAACAGAGTTCGGCGCCTTAGTATAGCGATCCCACCAATCCTAGGACTCCCAGTTGCCCATCTTGGTCACGAGGTCGTTAGTGCTGGCGATAATCATATCAGCCATACCATCGACGATCGCGAGGTTCGTATCTGAGGGCTCATGCTCCCAGACCCAGTAACTCTTGCGAGTTAACTCGGGTGTCGAACCGGATGCAAAGACCGTTTCCACAACTTCGAAGTTGTGGCGATCCTTGGCAGGTGTTCCGTTGTTCGCCTTCGTCTGGCTATGCCGGACGCGGAGAACAAGCTGGTTCACCGAGCTGCGGTACCGATACTCAGCCGAGTATTGGTCCTGGTTTACTTTTCGACAAGTGACGTTAACGCCACCCAACGGAAAGACGAGCGTATCTCCCAACATGGGAATTCTCCTAACGTGCCTGAACTATCCTAACGCTATAGCTTTAGGATAGCCAGAGACGCTAGGATCGACAACTGCCCACTATTTAAAATGGGCAGGCTAAGGAAAGGAAGAGGGATGATAGGATAGACTGGATGTCTTTCCTTCCTCTCAAACGTTTGGCTGCAGGTACCCGTAAGGGTAACCCAAGGCTCAACGCTTGATTCATGTACTTCATGCGTTTGTACTCCTAGGGAGTGGCGCATGAGGCACATACGGCCCCACCTAAGCCCGAGAGTGTTATTCAAGGCGGAGATGAAATCTCCGATCTTGAAGAACCAATCGGCGAACCACGACCAGGGAGTTAACTCCCAGAGCGTGGCCAACGCCTCGTGAGAAGTAATACCTGCAGATAATCGTTGTGAGAGCTCGGAGAGCGTCTCACCGTCCATCCGCGGTAAAGCATAGTTATGCGGTACTACGTACTCGCATGACCCCCATACTTCGGAAGTATAGGTCTCACGTCGCGTCGCCTCGATTATTGTCCCTTCTGAATGTAGTAATACATCCGTTGGGGGAACAACAATTTTGGACTTAGATAAGGTCACCTTCTTCCTCAATGGTTTTCCCTCGGCTAGCTTTCTGAGCTCCTCGAAACGCCTGTCACAGGCCTTCGAGAAGTCCATAAGCGCACCGAGGTCTCTCATCATCGGACGAACGACCCATCGCCAACTAAGGTTGGCGTTGGCGAGCTGTTGAAGCAAGCCGAGTCCTCGTCTTTTGACAAGATCTGGAAGGTCCTTAAGTTCACCGAAATACGTCGGGAGACTGACATGAGCCAGACTCGGGTTCGTCATCTCGGCGATCTTCCAGGCGAACTCCTGCAAATCAGCATTGCTGTAAGCAGGAAATCTCGTCCGGGGATCGGGAACAGGTGGTGATACACCAGCCGGAAAAGAGGTAAACCTCTTATGCGTCTGGCCACCACTCACAAGGTCCCCATCCAAATAAGCGTGATGCCGAACATGATGCGTTAACTGCAACGGATTTGCAACCGTGCGGTTCCCTACAAAATCTTCGGAAGTGCGCTTATCCCCAAAAGTCCGCGACCGAGTCGCAACCACAAAGTTAAAGTTTGGCCACTCGTAAGTGCCAAACTCTTCACTAAAATGGCCTGCTTCTCGAAAGCGGTAACTCAAGGGTGGATCCTCCGCAAAACCATGGTCCTTATAGGGGGACGAAGTCCAGCCGAGAAAGTAAACTATCTCGACAGAGGGGCCCAACATGGGCC